TACTTTCCAAAACAATACATGGTTTTATTAGACTAAAAAATTAATCTATCCGTAGGTTATAAAATTTATAACCTACGGATAAAACTTCAGGCGCAGGTTCCCCCTGCGCCTGATTTTTTTTGCCTGAATTTCACACCTAATAAAGTATAGCGATAGCTATACTATTTATTAAAAGATAAGAGTACGAAGTACATTATTATAGAGGTACCAATACAAGTACAAAAATAGTATTGATTAAAAGTATTAAATAACTTAAAACAAAAAAGGGATCCTAATATTAGAGTAAAGTCAAGGATCGATACAGTCAGAGATGTTAAAATCGTGACTCAATATATGACCAAGTCGAAAAAAAATATTATAAAAAATTTTGAGAACCCATCAAATGAAAGGGAGTATTTACTTGCTAAACTAAAGTTAAGGCAAAGAGAAAAGGAGTCCCTGGTCAAAGATGATTTCTTAGAGTTTGTAAAACACATGTGGCCTGAATTTATAGAAGGGTACCATCATAAGATCATAGCAGAAAAATTTAATAAATTAGCGAAAGGCGAAATCAAGAGACTCATTGTCAATATGCCTCCTAGACATTCTAAATCTGAATTTGCATCTAACTACTTACCTGCATGGATGATTGGTCGGAATCCTAAATTAAAAATTATTCAAACAACTCACACGGCAGAACTAGCTGTAAGGTTTGGTCGTAAAGCTAAAAACTTAATTGACTCTCCTGAGTACCAAGAAGTATTTAAAACTAAACTACAAGAAGATAGTAAAGCAGCAGGGAGATGGGAAACTGAAGGTGGCGGTGAATACTTCGCAGCGGGTGTTGGCGGTGCGATCACGGGTCGTGGTGCAGATTTATTAATCATTGACGATCCGCACAAGGAACAAGATGCAATGAGCAAAGAAGGTTTTGACAAAGCTTATGAGTGGTATACTTCAGGACCACGTCAGCGTCTTCAACCTGGTGGTTCAATTGTAGTTGTAATGACTCGTTGGTCGACAAAAGATTTAACAGGTTGCCTGCTCCATGGACAAAAAGAAGTTAAAGGTGATCAATGGGAACTTGTAGAGTTTCCTGCAATCATGCCATCAGGATTACCTGTATGGCCTGAGTATTGGAAGTTAGATGAATTAGAAAAAGTAGAAGCAACTCTTCCTATTGCAAAATGGAATGCACAGTGGATGCAAGCTCCAACAGCAGAAGAAGGTGCACTTATAAAACGAGAGTGGTGGCAGGACTGGCCACATGATAGTCCACCGCAAACAGAATTTATAATACAATCTTACGATACAGCTTTCTTGAAAAAAGAAACTGCCGACTATAGTGCGATAACTACCTGGGGCATGTTCCGTGATGATGAGAACCAAATGCATGTAATATTATTAGATGCTGAAAAAGATAGGTTCGAGTTCCCCGAGCTACGACGCGTGGCTCATGAATCATATTTATTCTGGAGACCTCAGATGGTACTAATCGAGGCTAAGGCATCAGGGATCCCGCTAACGCACGAGTTATCTCGAATGGGAATTCCTGTAGTCAATTACACTCCGTCAAAAGGAAACGATAAACATGTTCGTGTGAATACTGTTGCACCTTTCTTTGAAAGTGGTAGAGTGTGGGCTCCTATGCATAAACAATATGCACAGGAGGTTATTGAAGAATGTGCTGCTTTTCCAAATGGAAGTCACGATGACTATGTCGATTCAATGACTCAAGCAATAATGAGATTTAGACAGGGTGGATTTTTACTACACCCTGAAGATGAGCAAGAGGAAATTAAACCTAGAGAACCTAGGGTTTATTATGGTTAAACGATTAACACGAACGATCCCACCATTGAGAGGACCTAACCCACAGGGGTTGAATGTTCCGTTAAAACAAGTTAAGATAGTCAAACTGGAGAAATTAAATGGCAGACGACAATATCGACAAAGCCCTACCCAACGTAGAGCAACAAGTAACATTACCGGGTGAAGAAGAAATCGTAGAAGCACAAGAGACGATTGAAGAATCATTACCTGGTGAACCTGAAGTTATCGAACAAGAAGATGGTTCGGTCGATATTAATTTTGAACCAGGAGCCTTGAACCAAGAAGGCACAGAAGATCATTACGCAAACTTAGCAGATTTATTACCTGAAGACGTATTAGACCAAATGGGTTCTGAACTTTATGCAAATTACACAGAGTACAAACAATCTCGAAAAGATTGGGAAGATTCTTACAGCAAAGGTTTAGATCTATTAGGATTTAAATATGTTAATCCTTCACAGCCTTTCGAAGGAGCTTCGGGTGCTACGCATCCTGTCCTCGCTGAAGCTGTAACACAGTTTCAAGCAGGAGCGTACAAAGAATTATTACCCGCTGACGGACCTGTCAGAACACAAATTATTGGAGCCATCACTCCACAAAAACACGATCAAGCAACTCGTGTAAAAGATTTTATGAATTATCAATTAATGGATGTGATGCAAGAATATGAACCCGACTTTGACCAAATGCTTTTCTATCTCCCTCTTGCCGGCTCTTCCTTTAAGAAAATCTATTACGATGATCTTTTAGAAAGAGCCGTTTCTAAATTTGTACCTGCCGATGATTTGATCGTGCCGTACACTGCAACATCATTAGAGGAAGCAGAAGCAGTTATACACACAGTAAAAGTTTCAGAGAACGATTTAAAAAAACAACAGCTAGCAGGTTTCTATAGAGACATTGATATTAGACCTGGTTATCTAGAAGATGATCCTGTTACTAAAAAAGAACGAGAGTTAGAAGGTGTTAAGAAAACAGGAAGAGATGAAGATATTTTTCAACTATTAGAATGTCATGTTAATTTAGACATAGAAGGTTTTGAAGACAGAGATGAAACAGGAGATACAACAGGAATTAAACTTCCGTATGTTGTAACTGTTGATACTGCTTCTAGAAAAGTTTTAGCAATCAAACGAAACTACAAAGCCGACGATCCAATAAAGAAAAAGATCCAATACTTTGTCCATTTTAAATTTCTTCCAGGACTAGGTTTCTATGGCTTTGGTTTGATTCACATGATTGGCGGTCTTTCCAGAACAGCGACTCAAGCGCTACGTCAATTATTGGATGCGGGTACCCTCTCTAATTTGCCCGCAGGATTTAAACAACGTGGAATTCGTATTTCTGATCAGGCTCAATCGATTCAGCCAGGCGAGTTCCGAGATGTAGATGCACCAGGTGGAAACATCAAAGATGCATTTATGACTTTACCTTTTAAAGAACCATCAGCAACATTATTACAGTTGATGGGTATTGTAGTAAACGCAGGTCAAAGATTCGCTGCTATATCTGACATGAGTGTTGGTGATGGCAATCAAGGTGCCGCTGTTGGTACAACAGTTGCATTATTGGAAAGAGGATCTCGTGTAATGTCCGCAATCCACAAACGACTATACGTTGGACTAAAACAAGAATTTAAATTATTAGCAAACTGTTTTAAAACTTATTTACCTGATGAGTATCCGTACGATGTAGTCGGTGCTCAAAGAAATATTAAACTACAAGACTTCGATGACAAGGTAGATATTATTCCTGTTGCTGATCCAAATATATTTTCACAAGCACAGAGAATATCTATTGCACAAACAGAATTACAATTAGCACAATCAAATCCTGGTATGCATAACATGTACGAAGCGTACAAACATATGTATCAAGCAATTGGTGTGAAAGATGTAAACTTAATTTTACCTCCGCCACAACCACCTGTACCAACAGATCCTGCTACAGAAAATATTATGGCAATGTCAGGTAAACCTTTTCAAGCATTCCCGGGCCAAGATCATAGAGCCCATATAGATACACACCTTGCATTTATGGGAACGAACATGGCTAGAAACAATCCAATGGTATTAGCTGCGTTAGAGAAAAATATATTCGAACACATTGCTTTAATGGCACAAGAACAAGTTGAACTAGAATTTAGAGAAGACATTCAAAGAATGGGTGCAATGCAACAGAATCCAATGATGGCTCAAAACCCTGAAATGCAGGTCATGATGCAGAACATGAATATTAAAATGGAATCTAGAAAAGCTAAACTAGAAGCTGAAATGACTATCGAGTTCATGAACGAAGAACAAAGAACTATCGGTGAGTTTGGTAATGACCCAATTGCTAAATTAAGAGCAAGAGAACTTGATCTAAAAGCAATGGATGATGAGAGAAAACGAGTTGAAGGCCAAGAGAAAATAGATCTAGATCGTATGAAAACTATGATGAACCAAGGCTTACAACAAGAGAAACTAAACCAAAACGAAGAATTAGCTGAATTACGAGCAGATACCTCATTAACTAAAACACAGATGGGTATTGACGCTAAGATCGAAAATGATAGATTCAAACAAAGAGATGTAAGAATCTTGAAAGGTCCTCGTAGATAATCTATAATAGGAGACATTATGAAAAAAAATAAAAACAGTCACGCAGGAATGACCCATGTAGACCATAACATGTTTATTAACAAAGATGGTTTTGCAAAAGGTGGAGTTGAGATTGAAGCAACAAAAGCCAATGAGTCACAAACTGTAGATGTAAAAGGTACTAGAAGAATTAGACCTGAGAAAAAACCTGTAAAGGCGACTTGGTACTAACATGTGGTTATCGGCAATTAAATTAGCCGTCTCTGCTGGAAGTAAAATTTACGCTAATAAGCAGAGAACTAAGATGGCTATGTCTGATGCACAGCT